AGTGGCTTCGATGGTGGTTCCCAGCGGTTGATCGGGGTATGTATCTAGTTTAACCGGGATCTTTCCAAATCCATGAGAAGCATCCTGCAGGGCCGTTCCAGACTGCCCCACTAAAACGTTGCCTCCTAAGATCTTGACCCGATCACCCTTCAGTATGGTGCCTTTCCTTCGGATCGTCATCTGTCAGACCAGTAAGCTTATTTTCGGCGCTTGTTTTGTAGTGGGGTGGCCTCTGTATGGTGGCTGTGATCTAGGGCTCGAACGGTGATAGATACTTTGGTAAGGTGGTTAGGATCGGAGCTAACTGTAATATCCTGTATGATAACAGGTTGTTTACAAATATAGTGGACGGCTCCCGTAATGATCTGGCTACCAGGGCGATAAACACTGCGAAACAAGGCACCGGCTAAGGAACGAGGGCATAGGCTGATCACTGGAATTGTCCTTACTATTGATTTTTCTAGTAGAACAAGATCCATGCTCCATGTAGTGACTTGGTTCCACGTAGTGGCTTGATGAGCAGGATCAATATCAAGATCACCGTATTGGGCAGTGCAACGAACCGATAGGTTTACCAAACCAAAACCAGCTTGTTTCAATTCGGCTGCTAATTCAGTCTGGGTTGGCGGGTGTATGGTCCGGCTCATGGGTGAGATCCTCTGTATGTACGTCAATAATCTTCGTGGATGGTTGCTGTAGGGCGGGCGTTTTAGGTTCCATCTGGGATTGAAGTATGGCCAGCGCCACAAGATCTTTGGCGTCGTCTGACCACGAGCGTATGACTTCGGTGCTCACAGTGACATGGGTCGTTTGAGCAGCCTTTTCGATCAGACCCAATTCTGTAAGGAGTTTCGTTTGATCCTTCCTGGCTTCACGAATCTCCGATAGAAACGATTGACGTTGTTTGGTGCCTGGATCGGCTTCGTGGTAGTCCTGCCAGGCTCGCATTTCCACTTCCTGAAAGACGCTTAGTGCTTCGCTTACGTGATCGACCTTCGTAATCTGACCGACCTTGCGGCGATTCTCATCTCGTACTGTCTCCAGATCTCGCTTGATCGTCATGAAGCCTACGCCAAGCAATTTACCAATGCTTCGGTAACCGAGTCCCCGCATCCTCAACCGTAGGACTTGCCGACGGCGTTCGTCTATCTCGTCACGTGAGCTTTTGGTCGGACGAGTCCTGGCCAGTTTGGCTTGTATGGGCGGGACTGTAGCAGCGTTAGTCTTCGTTTTTACTGGAGTTCTAGCCATAGTTGGGTTGCCCATTCCTGTAACTCATGTAACAGGTTAGCTGGTATGGTGGGGTATGTCAACGCACGTATATTACCGGTAATCCCCGTCGTAGAATCCACATGGTCAATCGTCAGTTTGTTTCGTGGTTGACTGGTCCTCTGGCGTAAAACATTGGTGTATGTGTGGGCAAATTTCCCACATTGGCGGACAACCGCCGTTGCAAAGTAATCGCGGTTGTATGGGTCGGGAACTGTATAACTTGGCATGACACTTTCCCCCTAAAATATCAGCTTTCGCAAACTGCAAAAGGGACATCGCAATTTCTCTACCAAGGGACATCGTCTGATCCGAATAGATCCTTGGTTGATCGATCTCGCAATGTTTGGAGCATTTCTGTGGTGTATAATGATCTTGATAGTTCGTCAGCATCGGCGTTTTGCTCTCTGGGGATCCACTTGAAGGTTATACCTCTACCAAAAGCCTGTTTGGCTTCGCGCACTAGTGTGTGTAATGGCTGCAGTTTCTGATCATTAACTGCCCACTGACCTGAACATTGGTTAACGATCAACTGAGAATCCGATTGTATGATCGTAGGTTTACGATCAGTATCGGGAAGCTTCAGAAGCCAAGCCAGAGCGGCGATCACAGCGCAGTATTCAGCAACGTTGTTGGTGGATTCTAGTTGCTGGCCTACTAAGCCAGCCTCCCGGTGGATCTCGCCTTTGGTTGGACCCACTAAACTGCGAACGATAAAAGCCCAAGCCATGATCCCGCCTGGGTTGTATGGTTCGATAGATGCGTCACAATTGATAACGTACATGGTCAATCCAAATTTGTGATCTTGTATGTATGCTGGTTAGCCTGCACTCTTGTGTTGGAATGACAAGGTGGGGTCGGTGCTCTGAACGTGGGCTCTACCATTAGAATCAAACCAAGCTTCCCCGCACACTTCGCCTGTATGGGTAACCATCTCGTAAACTTCGCCTAATTGTGTGGTCTCTTTGAATTGTATGTCCGCGACGTGGGTAAGCTTCAGTTTACAACGGGTGTAGCGCAACAATTCCTTAGCATCCTTCGCCCTGCCGGATGATTTTTGGTTTACAACCATGGTTAAGACCAACAGGTGTAGTCAAGGTTAGGCGAAAGTCATAAGCGGCACGCGCCTTAATCTTTCAAGTGCCACGTTGCAATAATTCCAAGCATGTACTGAGTGGGGGTCCATGCCGAGGTTAACCCACTCCATTTTGAATGCTCCAGACTCGTCATTGGTAATGGTTTTCTGTTTGACGATCGACTTGAAGTGAGTAAAGGCGTGGGTCTCAAAAATATGTAGGGGCTCTAAGCGTCCAGATTTTAGGCTTCGGCATTCTTGGATCAGTGTTCTGGGGTGTGGCCACTCTGTTTCACGTTGTGAGATCGCGTTCATAGCCATTTCTATGGATAGAAAACGGCTAAGTATCACTGAGTATTTGAACTTGATTCTAGGACCGCCACGTTTAACGGCCTGTTTGTACTTTGGCCGATCCCCCCATTGGGCCATCTCCCTCTGTTGCTCCATGTACCAGGCCACGAAGACTCGCTTAGGAAACTCACGGGCGAAGTCCATGGCCTCGTTAGCATTGGGCATAGCGTCGATGATGCACAAGTCAACGTCATAATCCTTCATCAATTGGTATAGTCGTTTGAACGGAGTGATTGGGGCTCCGTTTTCCCAGTATAGAGGATTTCGATTGTCGATGATCTCGTAGTGAACGATTCGTTTCTTGCCGTTCTCTGCCCGCTTGGCGATGAACACGTAGTTATTACCACCCATCTGGTCCACACCCATGGCGCAATGGGTTTCCTTGTCCTGCCAAGTAATGTCTGTGTTGATGCAAGCTTCCAAATCGTCGTCGGTGACCGGGACGTTCTCTTCGTCTACGTATGGTTTGCCGAGTTTGGCGTTGAAGAATTCTTTGATGTTTTGGGTGGATTGGTAAGCATCCCAGATCTCAACCGGGCTGATAAACTTCGATAACATCTGATGTATGTGGTAACTCTGAATCCTTGATCCTGGATTGTGAGGGATGAACTTACCGTTTTGTGGGTCTGTAATTCTCTTCTTGCAACGCGGGCAACGGTAGTAAACCTCCACCTCGGAGTGAACCTCCATGCACTCCGGAAACACTTCGCTGAGAATTACGCCGTCGCTGCAATTGCAGTGGGAATGCCAATAGTTTTGGTTGCCACGAAGAAATTGCTTATGTATGTCGCTGTTTGGCAGACCTGCCGTACTAACCTGTAGTACTTTCTTGTGAGTACTATGGCTGATTCTCTCCCGTGCCTGATCGATGTCAGCCGCGTTCAACAAACGAACCTCATCGAACGCGAGAATATCAAACGGAGTTGAGTCCTTGCTAGCCACGCCCCCCAGGTGCCGCAGGTAAAGAGCACTCAACTCACCGATCTGTTTGTACCCCAAAGTATCGGAGGATTTAACCATCTCCCGTAGTTCATCGTTGCTGTTGATCAGCGGCGTCATGCGATCTTTGGACAGTAGTGTGACACCATCTTGAGTTGGGAAGAACAAGCAACCTTTAGCTGAGTTATTCTTGAGAAAGAATAGTAGGTAGAGCAGCATCCAAATCGTGGCACCCATTTGGGCGCTCTTCATCAGTACGATTTCCTTAGAGCGGTCCATGTATAGTGGCAGTAAATATAGATGGTCGCTGAAACTAAACGGTTTGTGGTCTACCTTGATCCCACTTTGGGCAGCCCAGAGCGCAAAGTTAGTTTGGGATAGAGCTTTAACATGGTCTTCGGTGATAGACGCAGGGTCTAATCCTACGTTACCGAAATTGATCTGACTCTGGGGTGGCAACATCGAAGAAAACAAACTCTCGTTGGCCACCTCCACCGAGGTTACCGGGGTCCGTTTAACGGGTTTTACGAGTGTCTTCTTTGCCACTGTAGTTTTCAAACTGAGACTGCCCGCAGTTCGCTGTCATCTTCCTCGTTATGGGCTCGCTCTTCAAGCTCATCAATCTCCGGCGGTCCGTCGATGAATTTGGCAGCCTCGATTCCCATATCCAATAATCCTGGGAGGACAACATTGATGTCAAGGGCATCTTCCACACACTTGGCCGTGATCTTCTCAACCACTCGCTTTAGCTTGCTGTTCATTTGGATCATAAGGTGCATTTTTGATCCATGAGTAAAGAACATGAAGCTAAAGGGTACGGTGTCCCCGTAGTCAGTGAACAGCCGATTGAGAATGTATGAGAGGTTATCCACCAACCTCAATTGGTTGTCAGCCTCATTAGCCAACTTCTTAGCGATCTTGTCCCCATCTTTCTTCTCAGTTTTGTAGTACTTCATATATTCGTCGATATCTGTGAAACCCATCATCTCATGTAGTACTTCATGATCAAGCTGCTCGCTCTCAGCCAATTCGTTGACCAGCCGAGTAAACTTCTTGGGGTTCAAGTCCCCCTTAAGCTGGTTACGTCTAACCAATTTGATCTTGGCTGTCAGTTGATCCCAATCTCGAATCACACACGGTAGTTCTTGGTAGTCCAGCAAGGCGGCAGCTTTGAGCCGATGGTTGCCTGAAACCACCCGGTAATGTTTGGTGCCAAGATCTGGGGCGTGTATGACCTGTAGTGGTTCGTCGAAACCGTCTGTTTCGATCTCCTGAACCAAGTTGTTGAATGTTTCCTGGCTTTGTTCCTGCGGATTCCCCTCGAACTCGTGTAGATGATCAATAGGAACGTACACCAATTCTAACTGTGCTTTGTAACTCACAGAAACCTCTCTATTTAGTTGGTCGAGCCTGGTAAGTGTCAGTGGCCGTGAGGTAGCAAACTCGGTCAGCCACTTCGTGAAGAATCCGGGCCATTGAACCTTGAAAGGTGTAGATCTCGATCCGCTTGTTGCGCTCCCTTAGTTTGGCTAGTAGCGGGGTGTAGTCCCCGTCCCCGCTGGCTAAAATAAAGGTGTCGTAGCTATCGATCTTTTCTAAAGAGTCAATGGTGATCCCCACGTCCCAATCTGTATGGAATGGTTTGTTAACGCCCTTCTCAAATCTCATGGTACGAGTTTGTATTTCGTAGCCAAACCCAGCCATGGATTCGAGAAACCGACTGTTATTTGAGCTTGTTTCTCGGACGTTACCGTTGCTTGAGACACGACGGCGGGGGACAGTGATAGCGTAGGCTACAGCGTGGATCTTACGGGGAACGTTATGGAATCCACCTAAACCAACGCGGTACAGCAAATAATCAAAACGCACACGGGCGCATTGCCCAAACTCTGCACGGCAGAGATGCCAAAGATTATTGACATCCACCGCCATAAAAACTCGTTCGGGTACTACTTCTTCAGTTCGTTCGACTTGCATGTGCAGTGAACCAACGTCTGTTTGCACGAAGGACACTTGGGCACCGTAATCGACTTATCTGGTACCCCAGTATGCCTCTCGTCTGACAGGTGTTCGTTTACTTTTGGGTTCTTCACTGCTGGATCTTCCACCCTTGGACTCCTCTGGGTCAACCCCTAGTTTTGAACAAACACTCATGATGCCATAATAAGCGATCAGGGCCGCGTCCGCCCGCCCATCCATGGAGGGTACCCTCCCATTGGGTTTGGTCAGGGGTAAACCCGGAAAGAGGCGGGCAGACTGCGTGAACGACCTAACCTTGGGCTCGCTGCCGGTCACCCCAGCGTGGGAAACAAGCTGCCACTTGGTGGGCTCCACGACGTGATAGATGCGCCCCAGCGCAGCCAGAGCCATCTCCACAATCCCAAAACCTCGCCCTGTTTGGAAGGTGGAAGAGACACCCTGTTTGGGCATCGGGCGAGCCTTCTCAAAGAAGATCATTACAGAGTAGCCCTTGGATTCTAGGCTGGTTACCAGTTCCGTAAGCTGCCTCCACAATCCAGGTACATCAAAGCGACGCTTGGTCGAGATGGTGGATTGCCCAACGTTCTTACCACGTTTTACCGTGGTCTTTTTGGTGTCTTCGATCACGGGTATGTCGAACCAACCTAGAATCCGTAGATCCTGGCTGATCCCAACTACTGCACCAACCAACCCACCGTCGATGCCTATAGCAGCCCAACGTGCCATCTCTGCCTCTGAACTGTAGGTTATTCTTGAATCTGGTCCAACAAACGGTCAACGAATCTACGTCTTTCACCTAAATTCCACCACATTAGAAAATCAACCTCGTCCCGTAGACGGTGGACTACTTGGTTGATCGATTCGCCATTGTCTGGTGCGCCATTATTTTTGGCAGTACGTTTGGCTGCCTTTCCACCAGTGCGGCTCGTAGCTTTGGGCGCTGGGGTTCCTGGAACTGGGGTGCTGGCCAGATCATCCTCAGCTCTGGCTACTATAGCGGCATCAGCGTTGACCTTGTCAACCCAACTCGCGATAGTGCTAGTGCTAACTACGTTACCCACAATAGATTCAAGATGATCAGCAATGCTCTGGAAAGAATGGCCCTTCTTGCGTAGACACCACACCTTCCGCAAGATTTCTTCTGTGTGTTTGTGATTTCTGTTACTCATGCCACACCACCTTTTCTAGCCAACGCGGCTGCGGCGGCCAATCGTTTACGCTGCTCAACACGAGCGGTTGCACTCTCAATCTGTTGATCCAAAACTCGTGATGGTTTTGGGCTATCTGCAAAGTTCTTGAGAAACTGGCTCACTTTCAAGTACAGAGAAATCCTATCCTGAGAATCGACCGGGGGCAGCATTAGCACAGCAAAGTTGTAAAAGCACGCTACTAACCGGAACCTGTCGCGGGCCAGGTTAATGAACAGCACAGCCTGCGTATGTTTCAGTTTGTACGTCTCTTTGGTCTCCTCCAAGAACCTCTGGTTCCACGTCACCTCTCATAGATTAGATCCGTCCACACATTCCACGATCTCAATCGGGGGCTTTCTCACTTGCTGTTTCTGTATTCTGGGTGGCATTCATCATTTCCTTTAGCCAAGGCCATCTACTATCGATCTCACTCAACATATCTTCCAGATCTACAGGCACATCCACGGCTATGTATTGGCTCACGCGGTTTACAACCCACTGCCGTAGATCTGCCATCTTTGTTTCCCACAACGAACGATCTTTACGATCTCCGGTGTAGATAACGTAGGTAGTGATCTCCTTCTTCTTGTTATCAACCTCATCGCGAATCAAAATGTTCTGTTCCATCCAGGCCATGAACTGTGGCAACTTCAAAAGTTCGTCAAATATGGACAGTGCCCTGGCTTTTACTGCCACCGCACGGCGTGTCTGACGAATGTGTTCGGCTTTGATCTTCTTAGCCAGATCTCCATCTTCCCTTTTCATGAGATTCCCTTTTCTTCTTTCCAGCAACTGGCTTCTTCTTGGGGGGTGCTGGTTTTGACTTTCTAGGCTTGGTGCTACGCTCCACGATCTCGTTGTTCTGGATAACCACACTTGCCGTTTGTATGTCCGGTGAGTTGGTCAACTCCTTTAGTTGTTCCAGTAGTACGCCACTTTCGATCTTGTTAGCTGTGATCGTCAACTTCAAGTGACGGGGGCGGTTAACTTTGATCTGCACCCCAGGGTGTGTAAGGACAATCTTAGTCCCCTTAGGTAATTCTCTCTGCAGCCGGTCACCAAACTTCTCGACGGCATTGACGGTCGTATCTGGAGGATAAGTCACATGGACCAAAGTTTGATCTGCGCCCAAAGACTCCTCTCGAACTACCATATCCAATTTCGGTGTCATGCCGCTAGCCTCCGTAGTTCATCCTCTGACGGCTTTTGACCCCAGAGCAGGGTTTTGCTGTTGTGGATGTTGGATTGGTTCCACACATCCACTTCGCTGCACTCCAGCATGATCTTCTTGGCGATCACATGATCGGTTGGTGGGGCTTTGATGTCCTGCTTAAGATAAATGCACAACTCAGCCAGAGGCTTGCCGTAACGGGTGGCTCGAATATGGCTGTGGGTGCGGGTGATCTGATAGGTAATGCCCGTTTTGGGGCTAACCACGATCACAATGCCACTTTTGAGATAGCGGCGCCACTCGTCGGAGGGCAACATGGACTTGAGCAGGCTCAATGCCACCATCTCAGGCTGGGTGACGTTGTTGAAATCTGCAGGATTCGAGAAGGTCTTGGCGGCTCTAGGCTCTCGACCCAGGTGGTTGCGAGCCACACCTCCCGTGATCTGAGCTTTGAATTGCTGACGCTTCTGGTCTAGCACCAGCTGGCGCTCTTGTTCTTTGGTCAACTGGGCAATGTGTATGCCGTCACCGTTGTTAATCACCGTCCAACCTAGATTGGTACCCGGCCAAAGAAGGCCACTACTGGTGGATGTTGTTGCGGCCGTAGTGCTGCTCCAGGAGTTCGTAAAATTTGACAGCACAATGTTAGAACCCGTGTAAGAAGAAGCCACATTATTCGAGGTAAGGCTGTACCAGCCAGTATCGAGGGGAACCACACGCCAAGGCATGGCTACTGACAGGTTGGCCCCTGTAAAAGATGGGCTGTTGTCTACGGTGTAGGTAGAAGGCACTCTTTCCCTCGTGTCCCTGGGAAGACGACTACGACGGGGCTTGGTACCCGGCGGGACCCAACCGGGCTTGTTGTAGCGACGCCCCCGACGTTCCCAACGGTCTAGCAAGAACTCAGGAACCATGGGTTACTCCTCGAATAGGGGCGCGGCCCGCAGGCCCGTACCAAGCGGCCTGCTTCTCAACCAACCTTCCGTTGGAATCGTAGACCAGCACCTCCGGCAAGTAGACCCAGACGGGGCCACACACACTACAAAACCCACCTGAGTTAGACAGAGGCGAGTAACACCAGCCGCATCTACCATCCACAGTGAGCATCCTTCTTACCCCGGTTGGGTGGGTGGAACCAAAATCGCTTCCGGCTGCCGCCAGCCCTGAGCAGCGTCGCGTCTGGTAGCTTCCGTGCTAGTCAGCAAGATCACTTCTTCCAGCAAGGCGTCAAACGTATCTACTTTTCTCCCCTTGGCTCCATCCGACCTGCAGACATAGGCTCGGTAGCCTTTGGTCAGATACTCGTTGAACTTGGCGCGGGCCTCGTCTACCTCTGGCTGATTGCGACGGTTCCACAGCAAGCGGGTGTCTCCGTTGTCGTCCAACACCCGCATCAGCACATGGTCTGGGCTGCGGGCCGGGGGAGCCAGCACCATCTCCCCTGGCTCGCTGGACCACACCACAAAACCTTGACTCCGAAGCTGCTCGACTTTGGTTTGGGCTTCCAACACATCCTGGGCGCTGTCAGGATCAAAAACCACACGCTTTCGCAGATCCGCAATAGAATCAGGGTTGATCAATTGTAGGGGCATTCGATGTCTCCTCATTGTGTTGATATTTATCGCGCGCCAGGCTGCACCCAGGGCAGTCACACCCAACCGGTGGATTCTCACAGGCGAACAAGTCCCCCTCTTCCAGCGCAGGGATGTCGGTCATGTCCCGACACGCCATATCAATCGCTTCCCGTGCCTTGCCAATGGCAAGTACCCGTAGATTCTTGAGAGCTTCGATTGCTTCGGTTCGAGTCATCAGTGCCGGTCTCTCAGTTCCTTCAGAGGTGTCTTTTCCTAGTAACCCCTGTGTCTGTAGTGCGTACTCGAACTGGCCTACCTCAGCAGCGTTGCGTTCCCCCGTCCCACCGTTGTTCTCCACCGGAACGCAACGCTGCTGAGGACGGGCGCCACGATTGCAGCCTCTCTAGTACGTTAAAGTGTTCATCGTCGATCTCTCGGACAAGACGAACAGTAGTCCACCTCGAACTTGTCTGTCCCCAATCCGTTGTCCCACCCAAACTTAGTCCATCCACTATTGGAAATATCTGGATGAGGCTTGATTCTGCTGCCGCAATCATCGCACTCCAACCTAACGAGGACCCGTTCGTTGGATCCATCTACTCCTCGAACTCCTCCATAAAGTCCAAGATGGGTAGTTCCACCTTCATCGCGGGGAACTCCTGCCGGTGAGCTTTGACCATCCGAACGTCACCCACGCCCACAACCTCGTCCACCACCCACTGCTCCCCGTTGTCATACGCTGCGATGGCTCCGGGGACGATCCATGCAGCGGGGTCCTTGGATTCTAAATCATCCAGTCCGGCGCCATAGTCTTGCAGAATGGCCCTCGCCTGTCTGATCAGCGCATCGGCTGCTTTGAGTCGCCCCAACTTGAGGTTGTTTTCTGCCAACATCGCAGCGCCTTCGAGGTTCAGATCCTTCTCCTTGGCTTGGATGGCGCGGTCCAAACCGTCGGTGGCTTTCGTAAGTAGACTCAGTAACGTGGGCTCAGCCCCACCGCCGTTGAGCGGAACAACGTTGCTAAGCTTAGGTTCCAGATCGTGAGACCCTACAATGGCTTTGGCTTCTCCCATGGTGGTTCTCCTACTTGGTAGCTTCTTTGAGGGCCTTGGTTCCAAGAGCAGTCCGCTTGTACGCACCCTTCTGGTTGACAGAGACCAACTCCTTCTGTACCAGCACGCTCAAACTGCGAGCCACTGGACCCGGAAGCAGGTCCATCTCCTCAGCCAGTTGATCACAAACCTTAGCGGTCGTCGTCAGTTTCAGAAGGCTGGTCTGTGTGTCGCTAAACTTGGCCATTGTTTGTCTCCTTGTTGTGTTGAAGATCACATTCCCCAACTAGTTTTTGCTCGTTTCGGTATCTTCGACGTGGACACCTGAACATCTACATCCTCCTTCTCCACAGTCAATTCCGCATGAAGCTTGCTGGGCTCAAAGACCTCGATTGGGATTTCCAGCGTCAGTCCAAACACATAGGGGGCAGCCTTCCTTGTGGGCTCCTTGCTCACAGCGCGAGATACCTTAAAACCACAAACCTCACGGTTACCGTACCTAGAACGTGTCGGCTCCAGAACCAAATAGACAATCTCTCGAAGCATCTTACTCATCTTGGTGACCCAGGTTCTTTCCATCGGTCAGCGTCTCTGAATGCTTCGCTCCAAGTTCTTCCCGTACCCCAGGGTTTGTTTCCGGTGAATCTCGGACCCCGCAATCCACCTCTAAAACCAGCATAGTGATCTCCTTCAGCGGCCACAGTCTTGTTTCGACCGCACTCATAAACTGCAGCCCACCTACCCCACCGCAGTCGAGCCCTCTGTAGGGCGATGAACCTAAGAATCAGTCTCATTTGAGGTGCCCCCATGATTTACCGGTTATGATATTTGAGACTGTACTCTGATCAATCCTGAATCTCTCAGCGATCCTCTTCTGGTACCAACCATCCTCCACCATCTTTCTGATCTCCAGAACCTTATCTGAGGTAAGTTTTGCTAAGTTAGACTTCTCACCTCTTTTGGGTACCTGAAGCCCAAGACCATAACTGTGTCTCAAATTCTCGGACGGTGTTACATACTCAAGATTGTACACTAAATTATTCTGCTTATCCCCGTCCTTGTGGTTAACTTGTAAGCCGTCTGGTTTGGGTCCAATAAAAGCCGCTGCAACAAGCCGATGAACCGTCACGCCTTTCATTCTTTCTTTGTGGTGCAAAACTACTACTGGGTACCCTCCATGGTTGATTTGAAGCTTGATCACAAGACCTTTTCTTGTCCCACTATTTCCAACAGATCTCCGCACTCGTCCTCTACTACTTACTTCATACGGCCAATCAACTATCTGCTTCCACTTCTCCATCTTGTCCACTATCGTAAAAGTCCGCAGGCTTCCATCTCACGAAGAATAGACACACAGCCCCTCACTCTCCGTTGATCTTCAGGTACTGCGGCTGACTTCATTGGGATGATCTCGTCAGCCACACACGAACCCTCATTCCAGCGGTCGCCCGTGATCACCCCACTCTGAACAAAGCGGTAGTGCTTGTGGTGGCAGTTGGGACAAACCACGATGTGGTTGCCTTCCAGGCCCGTATTGATCTTAACGTAGATGTAGTGCGAGCAATTAGTACACCAAAACTCTACTTCGATCCTCTTACCTATAGACAAAGCCACCGGCCTCTCGGAGTTTCCGTATCTCCTATCCCCATCAGGATCAGTTACAGAATTCTCAACAGCTTCACGAAAACGCTTGTCGTCCATCGTAGGGTACCTGCGTCACTGTTTAATGGTTGTCCGACCGTTCTGCTTCACAACTTCGATACTACGGTTGAACAGAGACTGCATCCCAGGTTGGTGGGTTATGACAAAGACTGATCCAGCTTCCTGTACCATATCAGCCAGGAGATCCATGACAGCCTCAACGCCTGCCTCGTCAAGGCCCTCAAAAGGCTCATCAAAGAATCGCTGAGGATAAGACCGATGGCTGCGTTGGGCCACCAGATCAGATAGAACGAAGTTGATCGCAAGATCTGTGCGAGCCCGCTCACCACCGCTGTTACCTGCGTAAGTGTTGGCCCCATTCCTGTTCACCACCTCAACTGCGAACTGCTCTCTGACCTTACCAGTCTTGAGTGTGCTTTGGGTATTGAATTTGATGTCAATCTCTCCCCCGGTCAATAGCTGACTGTAGTGGGACGCACGCTGGTTCATGTAGGGGGTTACCGCGTTGAGGATAAAGCTCTTCAGCCCTTGGTTACTGAAACCTTCCCGCCAAAACTGGAGATGATCCAACTCAAACACACAGCGTCGATCTTTTACCTTGAGCACAGACTCAACCTTGGCAAGCTCTGCCAGCTTCTGCTCTGTGGCCAGAATCATCCTATCCCACGAAGACTGCTCGTTACGTGCGCTCTCAATTTGCTGGGTTCTACGTTCCAAAGCTTGATCAATCCAGTTGATAGCACCTACTGCCTGGGTGAAAGCTGACCAGCGTGATTTGATCTCTTCAAGTTTCGTTGAGGCTTCATCCACAAAACTCCTGGACACAGCGATCTCATTGTCACGAGCCAGCTTTGTGGCGCGCTCAGTATCCGACAGATCGGAAACACCCTGGTTGCATCGTATGAGTTCTTCAGATGCAGTAGCTATTTCAGAATCAATCGCAGACAAAGCATGTTGCTGGTGCCGCTGAGTGATGGGCTGCTCGCACGTCGGGCAGTCTCCCTTGAGTGCTAGAATCTTAGCTCGCCGTTTCTTCAACTGCCCAAGTACCCCGTCACACCTGCCGACCTCAGTCGTTGCATCATGAATCTGGTCTGAGATCTTCTCCAACTCAGCTTCCCACCGGTCAACAACCTCTCTAAAGATCGATGCTACCCCCAATTTAGCCAACTCAGCCTGCTGAAGAGATTGGCGCAACTCAACCTCGTTGAACTCGGATTCTAGCCTCGCTCGCTTTTCAATCAGTTCCTGCAGTTCATTTTGCAGTTCCATAATCTTGTTGTTCTGTTCTATCTGGAACACTGACTCGTTGTGCCTGTAGTCAACCAGCAACTGGTTCAGTGAAGCTTTCTGCAACCCGCAGGACTGCAGTTCAGTTCGGATGACACTCTGCTGGGTAGCCAATTCATTTTGGCTGTTACGCACCCACTCGTGGGCCTCAGCCAGCACATCCACCTCAAGTGCCCGCTCCAGAATCCGCTTCATCTCTGCGTCAGCCATCTGGCTGAAACGTTTGAAACTCCCCTGGGGCAGCATTGGCCCCCGGATGAAGGTGTCGTAATCCAGACCTAACAACTCATCAACTTTGACTTGGGTGTCGGCTGTGGTTTGTTGGGTTAGGTCTTCTGCTTGGGAACCGCTGATTCTGTAAAACTCCAGGCTGTTCTTCTTAGATGAATGCTTCCTGTACCGAGTGACGAGGTAGGTTGACCCATCGTGCTCCAACTCCAGCGCAACTCGGCAGTTTCGACCTTCCTTTCGGTTGACCACTTCGTCCGAGGTGTAGCCCCGCACAGTCCTACCCCACAATGACCAAACCAACCCCTCCAGGAGAGAAGACTTCCCCGATCCATTGGACGAAGCTACTGAACTATCCAGATTGTTTCCTGTAATCAGCACCAATCCTTGATTCTCAAGATCAAACTGGACACTCTCGCCAATCGAGAGAAAGTTCTCAATCGTGACTTTCTTGAAGACGACGCTCGGCATGGCTCTCCCAATTAGCCAACCGCTCCTTGAGCCGGTTAACTTTCACATAGAGCACAAAAGACCAACCACAAACATCCATCAGTTCTTCCATCACATCGTCGATGATCTTAACCCCATGCTTGGAAAACGAAGCGTCACCGTACTGTTGGGCGCCCACGTCTAGCTTCTTCTCCAGCAAAGCAACGAACTTTTCGAACTCATCACGAGGCCAGCTACTCACTTGGACACCTCTTTCATAATTGTCTGACCCAGGGTGATCAGATATTCATCATCCAGATTGTGGGGCACCTCGTTAACATAAGCTGCCACCATTTCCTCAAAATCCATGCCCGGATGAAACATTGGGGTTGCAGTGAGAGTCTGCGCATGGTTCAGACTCTCCTGAACCCACTCCACAGTGCGGGCACCTAATTGGAGTAGTTCAATTTCCAGCTTCACTTGGTCCTGCAAGTTGATCCCGTTGTGCTTGATTCTAACGTAGGACTCCCGAACGTCTGGCCAAGACTGCGGACCTAGTTCGCTACGGTCCAGTACTCTAAATCTAGGGCAGTTCAAAGCTCTGAAGGTAGGATCACTGTAAGGCTGATTCTCTGCGGTATCCCACAGCCAGCACCCCCGTTCAGAACCAACATCCCCCCAATTGTGGTGGTGGGTCGCCCCCACATAGCGAGCGTTCTGGGCTAGCCGCTGGGGCTCGTGATAATGACCCATGAAACACTGATCGAAACGATGAAACTGCAGTTCTCCACCTGTTGGGATCAGTTTGTCCACTAGAATGAAGTTCCCGCCTGCCTTAGCTCCGTCTACCCCACAATGACCAACCAACGCAGTGGGAACCAATTGGCCAGGATGCTTCAGCAACCCCCCTTCAACCTGTGAAACAAGATCATCTTTCACTGGGTGATAGGGTAAAGCAAACACCTGTAGTGGGGCGATCTGCTTCTGTCCCTTGGGCTCGAAAGGATACCAACCTGGCTTGTCCATCACCGTCACGATGGACTGCATAGCGTAGACACTGTGAACATCCCCGTTACGACTTTGCTGATCGTGGTTACCCACCAAGAGACCCACAGTGTAGTGTATGGCCATCTTAGCGATCTCCTCGAAGATCGCGTTGAAGGTCTGAATCACGATGCTGCCACGAGCATGAAACAGATCGCCACAGAACAAGATCACGTCAACCTTCTCTTGCTTGGCCACCTGTCTGATCTGAGCTAGGACATCAATCGAGTCCTTTAGACGAGAATTCATGCCGCTGGGCAAAACCTTGGAGTAGGGCTTCCAAGCATGACCATGATGGTCCGAGAAGATCAGTACTCTCACTTGCTTACTCCAGGTTATTCGTCAGTCGTCAGATTGACCAGCATCCTTACTGTTAGCTCGAATCTTCTTAACCCAGTCGATCAGCTTGGCCATCTGCGTCACGGACAATCCTTTAGAAATTGCCCGTTCTTCCACAAGGGCTTTGAGCCGTGGAGGGAAATGTTCGATCAAATCGCACAAGAATGACATCTGCGGAGGGGTAGCTAAATTTGTGGTCCTGCAAAACCCATCATCTGCACGCTGTGTGCGAGGTGCCCCACGCATCCGGCTGCGGCCTGCCCTACCGTTGTAGACTCTCTTACCCACGGGTGTATCCTTCTGCGCCTCAGAACTTCACGCAACCTCGTAGAATCCATCCTAGACAAAAGAACATGCTCACCACCAGAAACCCTATAAATGTCTTAGTGTCGTCCATCGTCTCAATCCGCAACAGTGGCCTTCTGATAGTAGTTCTTCACCACCTCTGACACGAGTTCAGCATATTCAGAATGGACAACAATCTTCTCTTGGAACCCGCGCCACCCCTGGAACTTGACCACATCCCCAGACGGAGCCGTCCAAGTAATCCAGGTTGATCCCTTCAGCACACCCTGCTTCTTACCCTGCTCGAAGATCGAGTAATCCAAACTGAACCCATGGTTGCCGATACATGGCACCTCCACCGTTCGCTGAACAGGGGCCATCTTGTTCTTGATGACTTTGACTTTAACCATGTGCCCAATGATCTGTTTCTCGTTGGGGTCGTTACCCCCGCTTTCACCAATCTGGCCAGTGCGGGACAACCTAAGCCTAAGCGTGGAATAGAATTTGACCTTCTCACCACCGTAGGTCTCCCAAGGATCACCCCACTTGACATCCATCTTCTTGTAGACATGGTTGTTGATGATCAAAGCAATGTTCTGTTTACTGATCATCTGTATGGTTCGCTGCAGGTTCTTACCCACCACCTTGGCTGCCTCAGCATAGAAATGGTCGTCAGCCTCAGCCGCTGCCTGGGCTTTAGTAGGAGTCCCTCCGAGACTATCCCAACCGATGCACACCAGACGACTGGTGGCTAACTCCCTGATCACGGAGATCAGGGCTTCCATTCGTGTGAAGACATCTTCGATGGTGTCAGCTTGAACCACAATCAGTTTGGATAAATCCACCCCCAGCTTCTCGAAGTAGGGCAGATCAAGTGCTTGTTCTGTGTCGATGATCGCGGCCACCCCACCCATAGCCTGGGTCTCAGCCATGATCTGACCTAGCAAGGTCGTCTTACCCGTTCCGTTCTGACCGCTGATCTCAGTTAATCTCCCAAACGGAATGATTGGCTGGGGTAGTGGCAAACCACCAGCGATAGCCGAGTCGATCAGGAAGTTTCTTGTGCTAACCCACTGATCGATCTTGCAAAGAATTGTCCCAGCATTGGGGGTCATCGCAGCCCCCTGACCAAACTTCTTCTCCATGTCCCCCACAACACGAGAGATGAAAGACCAATCTTCGGTCTTTTCAGTGGCCGGGGTTCTTTTGACTGCCTGCTTTGTCATTAAGTGAGTTCTCCTTGGTTCCGCCGGCTGGCATTTGAGCCAGCATCTCCCCTCGCAGGTTTGACCCGATAGCGTCTCAGGTGACTTTCATTAGCCCACGGCGGAAGTTTTAATACCTATCGTGCCTGATCGATCGCGGCCCTCATGCGGGCGGCCAAAGCATCGGCCGGGGAAGCTGCCTTACCGGCCTCCCCCATCGAAGCCACAGCCTTGCTACCAAGGCCCTGCTGCTCGTCCGCATCATCAGCCTTCTTGGCGGTCTTCTGGGGCTGCTTGACAGGTTTCTTCGCTGGGTTCTTCTTCGTAGTGGGCTCCAGAGCATTCTTGGGGGGCTCAGAACCATCCAACTGACAGCGGAAGATCACAGCGTCCCGACACTCCTTGAAAGCCTGGCATTCGGTTGTGCAGACACTGTCCGTGATGTCCCGCTCGAACCCAAAACAGGTGGGGTAGCCCTCCGGTACCGCGTAGGCTCCCTCAGAATCCAACCAGGGGTGCTTCTCCTCTTCGGGGGCTGCTGCTTCGATCTCCTCCTCAGCAGCCTGAACTTCATCCTCAACGGATTCTTCTGCCGCCTCCTCGGGCGCTTCTACCTCCTCAAACTCTAAATCCTTTACCTTAAAAAACACCCTCTTACCAGACTTACCGTTCCCAGAAGGCAAAGCCTTTCGCTCTTCTTTCTTGGATTCCTGAGCCAACTTCTTAGCCTCATCCGGGTCGATACCCTGAAGAATGGCCAACATCTCCTCAACAGGGCGAAGAGGCATCAAGTCATCCAGATTGTGAAGTTCCGGTTCACCCTTAAAGGGGACTGGAGTCTGCTTCAGATCTGGGCGCACCCGGTACTCGGTCTTCAGATCTTTGCCCTCACGAGTAATGTGGATCGTCCGACCCTCCTTCAGATCACAAATCTCTGGGTCAGCACAGAAAAGATCCAACAACTCTTTCAGAATCTTCGGCCCGTAAGAGAAGACCTGAACCTTGGGGTCACCCACCTCTGGCATACTGTCCAGTTTCTTACCCTCGAACTCAGCCACATCGGCTGCTGTCCACGTCGGGCTGTCCATGTCGATGATGTTGCTGTACGACCTGGACTTGGGGCGCAACTCGCGGGCCGCCTCCTTCTCAGCCGGGTCAGAACTACTCTTAAACCGCTCGTACTCGTCACACACCGGGCACTCTCCCCCGCCAGGGGGCGTCTCCTTGGGGCAAGACAGGTGGTGGACATTGTTCTCGTCAGCCCCAACACCCCAATGCACAGAAATTTCTCGCCAAAAGAGGCCAGCATTCTGCCCCTGGTCTGTCCAGGGCGGGAGAATCCTAATCTGGTTTTTGCCTTGCTTGGGTTTCCAATAGATCCTAGCCACATTTTGACGATCAAAAGCGGCTGCCTTCGCAGCTTCTTCAGCCGCCTTTTTAGCCACCCTAGACGGATCAACCTTGAATGCCATGAGTTTCTCTCCTACTCCGAGGCCCTGAGCGGGCTGCGTTTACGAGGCGTGCTAACTGCGGGGTCAGTACCTTCTTCTTCCGCCACTTCGTGATGATGTTGCTTAGCGATATGATGAGCTTTAGCTTTCGTAGCCTCCTCATTGATTCTAGGTCCAGCGGTCAACGACGCTCTCGCGTTGGCCCCCAGACTAATTAGCATCTCCTTTCGCTGCGCCAGAGCTTCTACTCCACAAACCAACATTCCGTTGTCTTTCCTAGCCACCAGCAATTCCTGCTGCAGCTTCACGTACTCAGGGTCAGTGATGACCGTGTTCTCCACCATCTTCTCGGTCAGCTTCACTTTAGCATTGGTGGCCTCAGTCCTAACCCTATAGTCAATCCTGGCGTACAACTGGTCTAGCTTGGTCTTCAGCACAGCCACTCGATCTTTGGCCAATTCGCTGACCATGCCCCACCAAGCAAATCTCCTGGCCTGGTCAGCAAACTCAGCATCGAGATCGGACGTAT